GACCGGCTCACGAGGCCCCGAGCCAGGTCGGATTCGAGCTTGCGCTGATAGTCCGTGGCGGCCAGCAGCCAGACCGCCTGCTCGCATATGGCCTCGTTCCGCACCACGCCCGGGGTGAGTTCGTGCAGTTGCAGTGTGCCGATCTCTCGTTCGGCGGTGGCCAGGGCCTTCGCCTTGTCGCTCGTAGATGCCTGCTCCCAGGCTTCGGAGTGCAGCCGTGTCTCGAAATACGCGTCGGCGGTCGCTATGTCCATGCGGCCCACCGCCTCCCATGTGAGCTGGGCCCGGAGGTCTTATGGCTGCCGGGCCCGCGTTCATCTGTTCGACTAGGCCAGTACCTGCGCCTGGAACACCGCGTCGGCCTGCGGGAACGTGGGGATTGCGCATGCCGCCGCCTTGGTCCAGATCGCCGGAGGCTCAGTATCCTGGGTGACCGCGGCGTATACGCCGGCCACCGATTTGGCGTCAACCTCAACGTCGAGGAGCGCCTCCGCCGTGGGCCCCATCAGGGTCTCGCCCAGGGCATCGGGCGGGAGCAAGACGAACCGGTTCGCCGGGAAGAACCGGCCCGCGGTGATCGTGCCGCCCTCAACCTGCGTCCGCACCTGCAGGTCATAGGTGGCGATCTGCGGCAGGTTAAGCGTCTGCATCAAGTCGTTGAGCTGATTCACGCTGACCGCCCGGGAGCCGCCCTGGTCCCCGTAGATCATGGTCCTGATCTGCGCATTGCGGATCAGGTTTGCCACGACCGTGTTGGAGGTCAGGGCCCGAGTCGGCCTCACGCCGCAGGCGGCGATCACCGCGTCGACCCATGTTTGTATCATCGTGATGGGCTCCGCTTTGGCCTGGTCCCACTGTCCCCCGGCCACGTTCTGCGCCAGCAGAATGGCCTGATTGCCCGCAGGCACTCCGTAGTTAACTGTCATGATCAGCCCGTTCTCATTGAGTACGATCTGGCCTGTGGCCAAAGCACTCATACGCATGGCCTCAATACGGGCCAGCACCGAGTCGATCATGTTGTCCAGATCGTTGTAGAGCTGGTCGCGGACCATCGCCACATCACCGGCACCCTCGCGCTTCAGGGCGATCAGCTCTCGTTCGCCGAGGTTGATCTTCCGCTTGATGGGCGGGATCTCACCGCTGACCTTCACAGCGCCGTCGCGGCTCGCGATCTGAGCCTCGGCCCCGAACGCCTGCACGCTGGCCATGACCGGCAGCAGGTTTTGACTCCGCCAGTACTCGAACGTGAGTTCGTTGGTGGCGCGCGCCGGGAACAGCGTCAGGCCCACGTATTCACGCGGCTGACGAGCCCGGGCGTATGCCAGAGTGGCCTTCCTCGAGAACTCCTTGAGAAGTTCGCTCATTCGTTACACCTCCTAGACCCAGGTGATCCCGGGCATGTTCGCCTTCGTGAAGGCGTCAATCGCCGCGGGCAGCCTGGCTTCGATCACTCGGGCCTGGTCGATGGCCGTGACCAGCTGGTCGCCGTGGACCGCCCCGCCGGTCGCCGTGAACGTGGTGAACACCACGTCATCGGCAAGCAGGAATCGGGGCGTGACGTTCGGCGCTCCCGCCGGGGTGTCGTTTACGCCACCCGCCAGCGGCGTGGCCGCCACTGCGATGACTACGTCGCCTTCGGCGCTGCCCTCAGCCAGCGAGGCCACCACGATGTCCTTCACGAAGAGCGCCGCATTGATCGCCGCGATGACCTGGGCAATCGTGCTGGTGATGGCGCCGTTGGGATTAGTGCCATCGGTCGCCAGGTATACCCGGATCACGTCCGTCTCTACTGCGACCTTGAGAGTCGCGTTCTTCGCGCCAGGATCCACCAGCTGGACCTTGATCTTGTCGCCGGCGACACCGGTCTTCTTGGCCGTGATGACGATGTCATCCCGGTTGCCAGCGCTGCTGGCCTTGAGCGTGACGGTAGACGCGACGCCGGGCACAGCCGCCGCGCCTGCGATATAGGGCGCGTATTTGCCGTTACCCAGTCGCCCTACTACCGTTCCGGCAGCGACCCGCTTTAGCCCGGTCAGGGAATCAGGCAGCACCTGCAGGTGATCCAGGGTGATGCCGCCTCTCACATACCTGACCTTCTCGGAGTCCAGGAAACTGATCTTGCCCCCGAGCGTGGTCGTCTTGAGTTCCAGGTTCATGAGTTGTTACACCTCATTTCACTGCCCACGGGTCATATCCGCCCGCGGGCACGGTCTTGCCCTTGTTCCGCTCCTCGGCGAGCTTCTTCGCCGCCTCGACGGGATCCGGAGCCCCGCTCGGGCCCGGGTTGCCACCAGGCGCGCCCACTCCGGGCTTGGCTCCAGTCGAGCCCTTGAGGAACGGCTTGTCCTTGAGGAGCGCTTCGAGCGCAGGTTTCACACCCTCCACCTTGCCAGTCTTGTCGTCGACCTTGACGCCCTGGCGATCCATGACCGCGTAGGCGACGTCTGCGTCGACGATGCCCAGCTCGACGGAGATCAGTTTCACCTCGGCTCGAATGAGACGCTCATTGGCAGTCGCCAACGTCTCCGCGGCCTTCTTCTCAACCTCGGCCTTTTCGGCCCTGGCCTTCTCGGCCTCAGTCATCTGCTGCTTCTTTCGATCTTCCTCGGCAGCCTGATCGCGCTCTTTGCGATCACGCGCCAAGCGCTCGCCGAGGATCCGATCCAGCTCCTCCTGCGTGAATGTCCTACCTCCGCCAGCCGGAGTAGGCTGCGGAGGAGTCTGACCGCCATCCGTAGGCGTCGGGTTAGGGTTAGGAGTCGGGGTCGAAGTCGGGGTTGGTGTTCCGCCTGCATTGGGAACGTCCATTTGCAATACCTCCCGCTTAACGCCCGTCGGCGTCCGGCCGTAGCCGTGTAATGGAAAACCACCCTCGCGGGTGGTAAACTTGTCCTGGGTGATCCTAATGTCATGGGTTCACGACCGCCGGCCTTCTTGGGCCCGTCGCGGGTTCAACCGCCAGATCTACTGGAGCGTCACCTGCGAGATCAACTGGCAGATCGCGCAGCTGCGCAAGCGCGGCCTGGAGCCCGTGCTGGTGCGCCTTGGGTCGGCAGCGTCGGCCGTCTACGCGCGAGAACACAGGACCCAGCGCGTCAGCCAGGCGCCGACTCACCACGATGGCTACCGGTGCCGGGTCCCGATCAGATACCGGGATCCGCGGCTGTCCGGCGTTGCCGTGGAAGGCAGACCACAATGAGTCACTGTCTCCCCGGCCATGATGCCGCCTGCCCCGAGTCGCGCGCCGCATAGTAAGCACGGTTCTCCGCGGCCATCTTGAGGCGCGACTGCTTCTCCTGTCGACCCATCCTCTGCTGCTCGCCTCGCACCTCGCGGAGCTTCTCCCGTATCGCATCGCGCTCGGCGCCTGCCGGCAGGATCGCGAGCTGCTGTTCGAGTTTGCGCCGATCCCGGCGAAGCCGCGCCATCTCCTGTTGCCGCGCGTAGGCTTCCCGGTCGGCCGCGCTTCGCGTGTCCTCGAAGGGGCGGTTGCTGAACTCGCGGGTCTTGTCGGGGTCGTCGTCGCCCTCGGGCACATACGGCGTCAGTCGATGGACGCAGTTCGGGTGGATGGACTCGTATCCCTCGCTGAACCCCGGCACGTCAGTCAACACCGGATAGCCCTGCGTCTTGCCGGTGCGCGAATAAACCCGCCCCTCGTACTGAGAGCAGATCGGGCAGGTCGCCCGATGCTCGGTCATCTGCACTAGGTCGTGCCCCATGCCGTCGAGCTGCATCAGCAGGCCGGCATTCTGCGACTCGGCGGTCACCGACCGCACCACCATGTTCGCGTAGCTGTCGAGCGCCCACTCGCGGCCCTTGCTGTCGCGGAAGGCCGTCAGGCCCTCGTCGGCGAGTCGCTGCCGCAACCCCTTCTGCGCCTGCCGTATCGTCTGGCCTGTGGTCGTTTTCTCCAACACCGCCTCGAGCTGCGCCGAGCGCCACTGATCGCGGATCCTGCGCCCGACGTAGGTGTGCGCGTCGTGCAGGTCGTCCAGGAGCGAATCGACCAGCACCCGGACAGCGTGCTGATGCACTTTGATCATCCCCGGCGCGATCTGGAATGCCTGTTTCCCGCGTATCGCCGCAAACGGCGCCAGTGCCTCGCGGACGCCCTCACCGTAGACCCGGGGTATGACCTCCCATGCCCACTGCTCGGCAGTCGCGTCCAGCTCGTTCAGGA